AGTTTAAATAAATACTCTTCAGTTAAATATCTATTAAACTCCTTAGTAATAAAATTACTATATTTATCTTTTAACTCAGGAATATTTAAAAAATTTAAATCTTTAGTTCTTTTAGTTTTATAATCTAAACCTCGACCTGAACGACCTTCATAAGTAACACCTTGAGCATCAAATGAATCAAATTCATTTTTTAGTGAATCACAAAATTCATCACTAAACGCATTATCTTTTACAAAAACAAAATCATTTATATTCATATTATTATCCATCACAGCTTAAGCAATCTTCAGTTGTACGAGAACCTAAATCTCCTTTAATCACACTATCGGTTCTTAAATAATATAATGTTTTTATCCCCAATTTCCAAGCCTCCATATGAACCTGATTAATCCATTTTGGGGAATCAGTTGGATCAAATGCTAAGTTTAACGATTGAGTTTGGTCAATATACTTTTGACGGGTAGCTGCTTGTTGAACTAAAGCTAGTTGATTAATTTCTGGGAATGTCATAAACACTTCCTTTTCATCTTCCGTGAGTATTTCATGAGATAAACCCATTACTGAACCATTATCACCCATGATTTGATCCCAAACACGAGTTGTATTGTGTTTCTTTTCAATCAATAGTTTTTCTAACTCAGGGTTTTTTACAATAAATGTTCCTTTAGCACCATTAAACACGTAAATATTTGCTGGTTGTGGTTCAATACCTGCTGAGCAGCTATTGATACGAGAGTTAGATACAGTAGGAGCAATTGCTAACAAGTGAGTATTTCTCATACCTGTACCTTTACACCATAATGGTTCTCCATACTCCAAAGCCATTTGACGGGAAGCTGCTTCAGCTTTTCTTTGAATATCACTAAAAATAGTGTGTGTCCAAGCTGTAGCACCAATAGAGTTAAATGCTATATTTTTCTGTTGTAAGAATGTATGCCATCCCATTACACCTAAACCTAATGCTCTACCTTTTTTAGCTGAGCGGTGAGTTCTAATCATTGAATCCTTACCATTGGTTTTCTGGATAAACTCCTCCATTACACCATCTAAAAAGTAAGTAGCAATCTCAACTACATCTGTGTTTTTCCACTCATCATATTTAGCTAAGTTAAGTGAAGATAAACAACAAATAAAACTATGCTCCTCATCTGTATGTAATGTAATCTCAGTACAAATGTTAGTCATAGAAACATCTAGATTATTCATACGATAAGCTAAAGGATTGTCTTTGTTAACATTATCCTTAAACATAATGTATGGTTCTCCCGTTTCTACACGTGATTTAAGTATTTCAAGCCATAGTGACATAGCCTCGCTGTCTCTATCCTGTAGGCGTTTCATAAACGCATCATCTACAACAACAGCCTGGTGTAAGTTTAAACATTGTCTGTTAGGATCGCCTTTAGGTCTACGGATTTGTAAAAATTCTTTAACATCAATATGATTAATATCTAAATTAACTGATGCTGCTCCACGTCTTACACTACCTTGATTAGTTGCAATAATAGTAGAATCATAAATTTTAGCCCAAGGAACTATTCCTTCAGATCTTCCGTTTCCTGTGATGCCTTCTCCTCTTCCTCTAATTCTACTAAGGGATATTCCCACGCCTCCCCCATAACTAGTAAGGCGCATAAGCTCTGCGTTAGTGAGGCCAATACCACGTACCGAATCCGGAGTATCAACACCAAAACAACTAATTGGCAAACCCCTATCAGTACCAGTATTACTGAGAACAGGAGAAGCGAGACCAATCCATCCATTCCAAATATATTTAAAGAATTTATTAGCTAAGTCTGGTCTGTTTAATCTGTCAGCTACAGCATTAGCTACACGTCTATACGCTTTGCGAGGTGTTTCCCCAGGTAATAAATATCCTTTTGAAATCGTAGACAACGCTACGTCATCAAAAAACTCTGGGTAATCTTTACCTCTTTCCCATTGAGAGGTATCTGCTATAATATTGTTATCCATAATTAAAATATACTTTCATCCCATTCCATGTGCCCTTTGGAATAGTTTGTTACTCTATTTGCGAAGAAATCTGTATGTTGTTTTCCACCTGATAAGGCACCAAACCAACTCATTCTCTCTACTGCTGTCATATCTACTCCTTCGATGATTGCTTTGTAACCTAAATCACCTAGTTTTACGTTAACTCTATTTTTAATAAAGTGAACTAAATCATCTTTAGGACATCCCTCTAAATCACCTAACTCGTAAACTTTATTTATAAAATCTAACTCTAGTTTTAAAGACAATAAAGCTGCTTCATTTATTGCTGCTTCAAGCTCTGGTGTTTTGATTTTAGGATTCTCTTCGATAAGTGTTCTGAATAACCAACATCCTGCTTCGGAATGTAATGATTCATCTCTAATAGACCATTCAACAATTTGACCCACTCCCTTAAGCTTGTTTCGCATTTTAAAAGATAGGAGGATGGCGAAGGAAGAGAATAAATTAACTCCCTCGGTAAATGCTGAGAATACAGCGAGTGATTTAGCAATCTCGTGAATATCTTTTTCGCCATTAAAACTATCCCTAACAGAAGTAAGATTTTCAATTTTAGCCATCGTAGCCTCATCTTCCAAAAATTCATCGAAATTCTCAAGTCCAAGTGTTTCATTTAATAGTGAATATGCTTCAGCGTGGATTGTTTCAAACGCGCCAAAGGTTGTAGCCATCATAATAACTTCTGGTTTTCTAAACCATTTTGTTACTAATCCTGACCAATAATCGTTTACAACTGTTTCTGTTTGAGCAAATCCTTTAAGGATAGACCCAATAATATTTTTTTCTGTTTCATTTAAATTTGAGCTCCAATCTGTGATGTCGCTCATCATTGGTACTTCAGTATGAAGCCAATGTGCCTGCTGTTGTTTTAACCAATAATCAGCAGCCGTTTGGTATTCGAAGGGCTTGTATACAATGCGTTCCTCTAGGAGGGATTTACGTTTTGCCATTTGTTTTGTTCTTTTAAATATTACTTAAAAATTGAGCAGCATTTTGTTTAGTCTCTAGACTAAAATTGTTAGAACCATCATTTATATATGATTGGGGCTGCTGTGGAGCAATACTTTCTATCTCTTCTTCAGATACAATCTCAAAGGTACCAGTAGACACATCAGCCTTAGCGCCAAAGGTAAGACCATCCATACCGTAGCGGTTTTTCATAATATGCCATCTACCGGTTCCATTGATTTTATCCTCTTTCTTTCTAGAAAGTGATGCGGCAAAATCAGTCACCATCATTTTATCGTAGGAACCTGCTGCTTTATGACCCTCAATAATGTCATCTTGAGCACCTTGTCGGTTTACTTGAGATACACTCCATATCGGAACGTCAAGTTGGCGTGCAAGTCCTTTTGTGCTCAGATAAATATCATCAATTTCATCCTTACGTTCTCTATTTGTTTTCTTACTTCGAAGAAGATCAACATAATCAATAAGTATCAAATCAGGTTTCATACCTAAGTCAATACACTTTACAACGTGTGATTCAACTGTTGATACTGCTGCCTTACCTGTCGCAAACTCCTTGATGATTAGGCGACCTGGTAGGTCTTTTAGAGTTTCAGCAATCCTATCTTTATGATTATTTACTTCACTAACAGAGATTTTAGTAAAAAAGGCGTCATATCGTTTCCCAACATACTCTTCTCCTAGTTCTAAAGTATAATGAACAACATTATACCCCATTTTTACAGCATGTCCACCAAGTGCTACTAATGACCAAGATTTACCACCTCCTGGATTACCAAATATAAGACCAAAGTCACCATTTCCAAGTCCACCCTGTAATAACTCATTGAACTGAGGCCAAGGTGTAGGGATAGCTGTTCTATGTTCTTCTCTATAACGGTCTTCAATGTCTTTTTCATATTCATGTCCTAGATTTTTATCTTGTCCAGCTCTTAAAGCATTTTCAATCATCATTTTAATAGAATCATAATCACCAGCCTTAAGTAAATCTACACTACTAAGTAGGGCTTTTTTTAACTGTTGGTTCTTACAGAAGTCTGAGAACTCACTCTCAACAAACTCTGCATCTGTATCTCTATGGTTAACAGCCTCACGAAGTTGTTCTTTAATAGATACTTGTAATACTTCGTTTTCGACCCTGGCTAACTCTACTTTTAAAACCTCAAGTGTAGGTGTTGTATGGTACTTATCATAATACTTCAATATCTCACCCACAACCCATTTGTGAGCTTGGTTATCAAAGTATTCTTCGCTTAAGATATCATGGATGTTGATTAGGAACTCTTTATTATTTAATAATGAAGATAGAACCTTAACCTGAAATCCAGGACCGTAAGCATTGAGGTTGTTTAGAGTCATGTAACTTATTTATTATAACTAATTAAATCCTTAAATGTGTTTTGAATCCAGTAATCAACATTTTTAATCAAATGTCTCAAACCATCTTCAGCATATAATCTAAGAAAAAGATCTGAGTTTAACACGGGGAAATCAGAAGCTTCTAAATCTCTTAAATACTCTTTTTCTAAGTCATCCATCATAGGATTATGTAAATCCATAATCTTATAAGTACGTCTTAAAATCTCAGCATCTAACCCAACACGAGAGTAAATAGTATGTTCTTTATATTTTTCAATCGAGGATTCAATAATATCCTCTAAAGTAACAATACGTTCACCTAACTCTGGGAATAGTTTTTTAAGTTTCTTTTCACCTAAACCCTTAATCCCTGGGATTTTATCTGAAGCATCACCCATAAGGGTTTTATATACAATAAAGTTTTCAGCTAATACCCCAAACTTTTTCATCACTACTTCCTTAGTATAAAAATCTTTTTCAATAGGACGATAAACTGTGATTTGGTCATCTGTTAACTGAATAAAATCCTTATCACTGGAGACAATAAATGCTTTATTTTCAGGGTCTTGTTTAGTAATATACTTGCTTAAATAGCCTATAATATCATCAGCTTCAACTTTGTCAAGTGCTACGGTTTTAACAGGTATACACTTTAAATATTGTACTAATCTAACGATTTGGTCTACTTTAGCATCGTGTTCTTCATCTAAATCTTCAAAAGTATCCCAGTTAGTTATTCTACTAAGATGACGGCCACCCTTATATTCGGGGAGAAGGTTCTTCCTATTAGTGGTTGAACCTTCCCCATCGAATACAATATAAATGGATGTTGGTTGGATTTGATTAACTAAAGTTCCTAAAGAGCGAAGAAATCCACCTAAACCCCCAATATGTGCTCCTTCGGAGTTGACAATATTGAGCATTGCGAAGTTGCGAAAGAATAGATTTAGACCGTCGATTAATAATACTCTGCTATTTCTACTAAAGGTAGTTTCCTCCCGCTCCTCTGACAGATTGTCAAGGAGACTTAATAAATCCTTTTTGTCCATTTTTAATCGGGTTCTTGAGTGAATGTTACTTGTGATTCGGCTACATCTGCTTCTTCTACAATATCAAAATCACCACCACCTAAAATCTTAACCCATTCTGCTGAATGGTCATTTTTATAGGCTTTAAGTGATTTTTCATTGTCCTCGATAAAACCATGAGGTGTCATAATAATACGACCTCTTGTTGTAATACCATTAATATGGTTTTTATCGACTTGAAGGTTAGTACGTTTAGCAAACTCAACTTGTTTACCATCCTTAATCGCTTTGATTTTAGATGTACCAGCGTTTGAAATATTACCAAATGTAATAACAAAAGTTGCGTCATACCACATTGTAAAACCACCTTTATTCATCAACTTAGGCATAGACATAGGAGTTTCAGCCTTTGCAGTCCATACTTTATTAACACAAACTAATGTGTTAGTATAAGGTGATGACTCTTTACGAGACATTACAATCTTTTGATTAACAACATTTCCAAACTGGGTTGACATAGCACCAGCATTCCATTCGTTGTTGTTTTTCTTTTTCTCAACAGACATTAGACAAGGTATAGAACCGATACTATCCCATAGGAATAATAAATCGTAAGGTAGATTACCTTTCTTTTGCTCATCTAATAAATCAAGAATAAAACCAGCAACATCTTCAATAGTGTGGAGTGTTTCACGGTCAGCATAAATAAAGTTACCCTGGTAGTCTAATAACTCACCTGTGTCTTTATCCCAGATTTCTTCTACCTCAAGACCCATCTGCATAGCGTGTTCCCAGTTCCATTTCATTTCAGTTACGATGAATACTGGAAGGACACCTGATTTTTGAGCCGATACAGCAGCTTCAATCATTGCTGTAGTTTTTCCTGTATCCGAATGACCACGTAATAAACAAACGTGACCCATTGGGATACCGGGGACTGATGTTACTGATTGGTAAGCATCAGAGAGTGGAATCCATTTTTGTGGTTTAAACTTAACGTTACCACCTAGACCTTTTTTGTCTTTGAAGCTGTTAAGATCAAACTTGGATTTAATCTCGGCGGACATAGCCGCCGAGAGTGATTTACTTACTTTTTTCTTAGCCATGATTAGAAGGGCAAGTCATTATCCTTATCCTCATCAAACAAACTATCAAACTTATCTAGTTTGGTTTGTTTTACTTGGTTATTAGATGTGTTCATCGAATAGTTGTTAGAAGCTGGTGTTTTATCTTCATCGATAATATCACCCTCTTGTGCTGATCCTTCAGGGTTTAACCATGAAGCCAAATGTTGTTTGGTTTGATCATAATCTACGATACGATTCTTAAACAAATCTTTAGGATTAACTTGGTCATCTAACCATGTTTTTACTTGATCTGCATCCTCTGAAGCATTAGATACTTTCATTGATGGGGATGCTGTAGTACGATTGTACTTAGTACCTGTTACTTCAGGTCCTACTGTTACTAACTTGATGTCACGACCTGATGCTACATCAGTGTAATCACCTACTTCCTCATCTACTGCTAGTTGTAGGAATGTCTCATATAACTCTTTACCAAACTGCCATACTTTAACACCCTCATCTTCACGACCGCGAACAATAATAGGGGCAAAATAACGAACCTTAGGATCTAACTTCTTAGCTAGTTTCCAGTTCTCTGATTCGCTGGTTTGACGGAGTTGTTTTGTAAACTCGATGATTGGATCTTTTAAAGTCTCACCACTTTCGTCTACATAGTTTGTACGCGAAGGCATCACATTAGCACCAATACCGTAATAGAATAACATCTCGGTAAATGGCATTTTGGGGTTGAACTTCGAAGGTACAATACGAATTGTTTGTTTACCTACTTCAGGTTTCCAGAAGAGCTGTCGGCGCTCACCGTTGTTTGAATTACCCGTTTTCTCTAGGGCATTCAAACGTTGTTTGATTACGTCTAAATCCATTATTAAAACTATTTATTATTATAACTATTTACTTGATTAAATATACGAAACCGATTTGGGGTATCCAAACTTAAAGGTCAATTATTTTAAAAATCTTTGTTTTAAGTTGTTTCAAATCTGATTGTTGGGTTAGAAGGATAGTATTACGATAGTGCATCCATTCTACTCTATATCTTCTATCTACAACCCCATTATTTAATGATTTAATAAGTTCGTTTAGGGCATTAATAGTATAAAGAGTATTTGATTCTTTCTTTCTATGAACTAAAATTGTGTTAGCTGGGATGTTTGAGATATTACCTTGATCAACATTGTAAGTAACAACAAGTTCTTTACTATCTTTAATCTCAAGGACAAACATCTTATTATACATGATGTCGTACTGGGAAGTAATATCTGAGATTAAGCCGTCTAGGCCCTCACGAGTGGTGAAGGTGCAAAATAATTTATTGTTCAAATCTTTGGTGTTTATACTATCAGTAACAAAATCGTAACCTGATGTATAAATATCTAAAGGATTAGGTAAAGTTGTAGTTGATTCCATTTTTTTCTGTTATTCGTAACTTAAATTTATTAAAAACCTGTTTTATTGCATCTATCACATCCTCTTCACCTTTATCTACGTCAAATAAAAATGAATCATACGTGTAAAGAACCAATTTGGTATTCCTACCTTTCAATAACTTGAATATACGAAACAATATTTCAATATTCACGCTTGTTTCCATATTTTGTAAAACGTAGTTAAACAACTTTTGTGGGTTCATATCCTCAAGTTTATCTTTTTCAAAAACATAGTTAGATATAGGACATACAAGTTTACCCTCTTCTTGAAACTCATCCCAGATTATCTGTATATACGCACTTGTCTTCTTAAAAAATGGTAAATCTTGGTATTGTTTAAATACACCCCCGTATAGTTGTTTAAACGTTAGTTCTTTAGCTTTTTTGTAATCAACACCATACATGCTTGCAAAAGCCTTATGTATATCACTATCACCAAAGTCATAGTCAACAAGCATCCCACTAAGAGTAGGATGATAGGCGCTAATATCAAATTCCACAAACTCATCGTTACGAGGAATAAAACTTTCTCTACAGCCGTTTTCTTTTGGGAGAGCCGCATAGTTGATACCATCATACTTGTTGGAAGGCCTAGTAGTAAGGGTCTTAAAATTGTAAGAAGTATAAACATACTCGTTTGACGGAGTCCTCTGGAAGTGTTTTTTAAAGGCATCTTTATCTATTTTAATTCCACTACGCTCTATCGCATTTAATACTAGTGTGGCTTTATTATTGTAAAAGTTGTTTACCGGTTGATTAACGCGGTGCTCTAAATCATCATACACTTGCTCACAAACCTCGTAGTGTTTGGTTATAGGCACTATAGCGTTGGTATCAACGCGTGTATCGTATTGTCTGTATATAAAACTATGTGCTTGTGTTTTCGGTGGTATATACGTAGGAAGTGTTAGCGTGATATCGATTAAAGGTTTTAGAATTGTATAATGTAGGAAATCTTTCTTATCCCTAACATATATTTTCTTAAAGTTTTTTAACTCCAAATACACCTCATCTTCAAATAAGTTTAAACACTCACTATGATTAATCGGTAGTATATAACCCTTTGTCTCCCTAATCGGTCTAATATAAAAAGCACATATAGAGTTTTCT